TTCAGGACACCCTAACCGTGTTGAACGATATAATCAATACGAAGCAATGGATATGGATTCAGAAATTAATGCTTGCTTAGACATTATTGCAGAATTTTCCACACAAGCAAACGAAGAAAACAGCACAGCATTTGACATTCAATTTAACGATAATCCAACAGACAACGAAATTGCAATTATCAAAAAACAACTGCAACAGTGGACCAAACTAAATCAATTTGATCAACGTGCATTTAAAATGTTCCGTAATACTATTAAGTACGGCGACCAAGTATTCATCCGTGATCCAGAAACATTTGAACTGATGTGGGTGGATATGTCAAAAGTAGCAAGAGTTATTGTTAACGAAAGCGAAGGTAAAAAACCTGAGCAGTATGTAGTTAGAGATGTTAATCCAAATTTTGAAAACTTAACAGTAGCCGCAAAAACAACACAAGATATAGCAACAAACCCACCTAGTGCAGGAGCAGGGTATTCAGCACCTAATAACTACTCAGCACCTAATGCAACAGGCGGTGGAGGGGGCGGTAGATTCCAGCCTGGATTAAATGAATTATGTATAGATTCTGAACACGTGGTGCATTTAAGCCTTAGTGAAGGGCTAGACAGTGCATGGCCGTTTGGTACAAGTATACTAGAAAACGTATATAAAGTGTTCAAACAGAAAGAATTACTAGAAGATGCACTACTAATATATCGTGTACAACGTGCACCAGAGCGTAGAATATTTAAAATTGATGTAGGTAATATGCCGAGCCACATGGCAATGGCATTTGTTGAACGTATTAAAAACGAAGTGCATCAACGTAGAATTCCGACAATAGGCGGTGGTGCAGGTACTATGGATGCAACATACAATCCACTGTCAATTAATGAAGATTACTTCTTCCCAACAACAGCAGATGGTCGAGGATCATCAGTTGAAACATTACCAGGTGGACAAAACCTAGGCGAAATTGATGACTTAAAATACTTTAATAATAAATTATCACGTGGTTTACGAGTACCAAGTTCATACTTACCAAGCGGACCAGAAGATTCATCTCAAGCTATGAACGATGGCAGAGTAGGCACAGCATTAATTCAAGAGTATAGATTCAACCAATACTGTATGCGTCTACAGAACCAAATTGGTCAAAAGTTAGATGATGAATTTAAAATGTTTATGCGATGGAGAGGATTTAACATTGACTCTGGTGTGTTCTCGATCAAGTTTAACCCACCACAAAACTTTGCATCATACAGACAAGCAGAGTTAGATGCACAGCGAGTTAATGTATTCGGACAAATGGAACCGTTACCTTATATGAGTAAACGTTTCATGATGCAGAGATTCTTAGGACTTACAGAAGAAGAACTTTTAGAAAATGAAACACTATGGGCAGAAGAACGCAACGAAGCTGGTAATCCAGAAGTTGCTGGCTCAGATATGAGATCTGTAGGCATTAGTCCAGGCGCAATCGAAGGAGATCTCGAAACAGGAGACGAATTAGAAGCAGATATGGAAAATCCAGACATTACTGCACCTGACTTAGGCGGTATAGATACACCCCCAGAAGCATAAATAATACTATGATACTAAACGAAATGTACGATAGAGCAGAACCTGGATACCAGAACGTCGACGACGACAACGGTAGAATTAAACTTGGCGATTTACGTAAAACTAAATTAACTCTTAAGCAAATATCTAAGTTAAGACAAATGAACGATATTCGTGCATATGAGCAGTCAGAAAAACTAACAAAAGTTAGAAAACAATACGCACCAGCACTAGAAGCACCTAGTTTCTAGAAATATTACATTTTTGGCCTATTTTGGCCAAAAAACTCCACTATAATTCCCATTCCTATTAAATAGTATACTAGCCTTACACATATATGGAGAAAATTTACAATGGAAAACAAATTCGAACAGTTAATCGAATTCATCATTAACGATGAAGAAGATAAAGCTAAAGACCTGTTCCACGAAGTAGTAGTGGAAAAATCACGTGAAATATACGAAAACTTAATGGCAGAAGATGAAACAGTTGAAGAAGCTGTTGAAGAAGTTGCTGAAGAAACAGTTGAAGAGTCTTTTGAAGATGACACAACAGAAATTGGCGGAGACTCTGCTGATGAACTTATTAGCGACATTGAAGCTGAAGAACAAGGTATTGCTTTAGAAGATGAAGAAGCAGAAGAAGAATTAGAAGACCGTGTAGTTGATCTTGAAGACAAACTAGACGAGCTTATGGCTGAATTTGAAGGCTTAATGGCTGATGAAACAGCACCCGAAGCTGAAGAAGGTGACATGGAAATGGAACCAGAAGCTGAAGTAGATGCTGAATCAGAAGAAGACGCTGAAGAAGAAGAAATGGAAATGCCATTCGAAGCTAAAGAAGAAGCAACTATTGAAGAAGCAGTATCTTTAACACCAGTTAAAGCAGATACAACTGATCATACAGCAACAGGCGGCGGCGCAACACCAGCAAACGGTGGATCTAAAGAGAAATTAGCAGATGCACACCCAGCCCAAGTTGAACAAGAAAAAGGCGCACCAACACCTAAGGCACAAGAATTGCCACATGGTACTACAAAGCCAGATCTTAAAAAAGTATAATAGGGATTAACTAACGAATGACAACATACCTAAGAGAACATCTAAACTTTACCGCGGCTAATATAGTCACAGAAAGCTCAAAAGATGGCAAGGACCTTTTTCTGAAAGGTATCTGTATCCAGGGTGGTGTCAAAAATGCCAATGACCGAGTATACCCAGTTGACGAAATTGAGTCTGCTGTAAAAAGCCTTAATGAACAAGTTAAAGGTGGTTATTCAGTTCTTGGTGAGGTTGATCACCCAGATGATTTAAAAATTAACCTAGACCGTGTAAGCCATATGATCACAGAAATGTGGATGGATGGACCAAACGGTAATGGTAAATTGAAAATATTACCGACACCAATGGGTCAGCTAGTTAAAACTATGCTTGAGTCAGGTGTCAAATTAGGAGTTTCTAGTCGAGGAAGTGGTAACGTTTCCGAAGGCTCAGGACACGTCAGTGATTTTGAAATTATCACTGTCGACATAGTATCTCAACCGAGTGCACCAAACGCTTATCCAACAGCGATTTATGAAGGACTTATAAACATGAAATATGGACATAAGGTGTTGGAAATGGCTAAGGAAGCTGGTGGGGATTCGAAATTACAGAGATATTTGAAAGGCGAAGTAATAAAGCTGATCAAAGATCTCAAGATTTAGGAGAATCGCATGCTAGACGTAATTAAACCATTGCTAGATAGCGATCTGGTTAACGAAGAAACTAGAACAGAGATCCAAGAAGCTTGGAATTCTAAACTAGAAGAAACGCGTGATCAGGTTCGTGCAGAGCTCCGTGAGGAATTTGCACAACGTTATGAACATGACAAACAAAATATGGTTGAAGCGATTGATCGCATGGTAACAGAAGGTCTAACTACAGAGTTACAAGAAGTGAAAGCTGAAAAAGCTCAGTTAGTAGAAGACCGCGTTAAGTTTAACGTATCAATGAAAGAAAACGCATCTAAATTTAATAACTTTATGGTTACTAAATTAGCGGAAGAAATCAAAGATCTTAGACAAGACAGAAAACAACAAAGTGCTACAGTTGAAAAACTAGAAGCATTCGTTGTTGAAGCATTAGCTACAGAAATTAAAGAATTTGCACAAGATAAACAAGACGTTGTAGAAACTAAAGTCAAACTTGTTGCAGACGCTCGTCAGAAACTAGAAGAACTTAAAACTAAGTTCGTTACAGAATCTGCAGAGAAAATGACTAATGCAGTTGCCAAGCACTTGAAAGCAGAACTCTCTCAGTTGCAAGAAGATATCAAAGTTGCTCGTGAGAACAGCTTTGGACGTAAGATATTTGAAACATTTGCAAGCGAATTTGCTGGTACTCATTTAAATGAGAACGCAGAAATCCGTAAGTTGATGTCAACTATCGAACAAAAAGATCGACAACTAGAAGAAACAACCAAAGTACTCGACGAAACTACTAAGTTGGTTGAGTCAAAAGAACAAGATATTCGTATTATTAAAGATTCTAATAAGCGTACAGCAAAATTAGATGAGCTTTTAAGTCCGTTAAACGATGAAAAAGCAGAAGTTATGCGAAATTTATTAGAAAGTGTGCAAACTAAGAAATTAGATGCCACTTTTAACAAGTATCTCCCAGCGGTGCTTAACGAGAATGTAGTGAGATCTAACAAGACACCACTTACAGAATCTGTTAAGGAAGTTACTGGGGATAAATCCATGCCAGTTGAGTATAAAGAAGAAGATAGCAATATCATCTCTTTAAAAAAGCTAGCAGGAATTTAAGTACCGACATTAGGAGAAATTAGATATGTCAAATGAACTACTTGAAAGCCGTTGGGGTGAGACCAAAGACGCATTATTAGAAGGTCTACAAGGCTCTAAACGCAATTCAATGAGTGTTATTTTAGAAAATACAAAAAGACACTTAGCAGAAGCATCAGCCGCAGGCACAACAACAGCTGGTAACGTAGCTACACTTAACCGTGTAATCCTACCTGTAATCAGACGTGTAATGCCGACAGTTATTGCAAACGAATTAGTTGGTGTACAACCAATGACTGGTCCAGTTGGACAAATCCACACATTACGTGTAAGATATGCTGAAGCAAACAATGCTACAGGAACAGCAAACGATGTATTAGCAGGCGATGAAGCTCTAAGCCCATTCAAAATT